ATATGCGCGCAGGTGCGTCTTATTCATGGTGTAGACTCCTAGGGTTGGTTGACAACGGGACAGGTATCCCGTTAGCATCAACACTAGACCGTTATTAACGGTTTGTCCACTCCGACCCTGTAACAAAATGTGAGGAAACGCACATGTCTTTCAAAAATATTGCATCGAGCGCTGACGTAGCTAAGCAACTCATTAACGGTAACAAGGCGCGACCGGTTGTCAAAGCATCGAGCGCCCCGCAAGTTACCGAATTGAACGCGCGCATTGCGTCGTTGGAAAAGACCATCGCCGGCATGAACGAAGAACACGCCACGGTCGTTGCCGACCTCGCCGCCGAAAAAGAAGCGCACGAGAAGACGCAAGCCGCGTTGACCGCAGCAACCGCCGTTCCGAACGGCGAACAAACCGCATAAGGAATAAAAATGTCAACCGCACCCCAACAAACAATTTCTCAACTCTTGCACGATGTCGCAATAGGCAGCGCGTACGATGATCCGGAAAAGGCGGCACGCGCAAGGTTCGAAATCGAACAACGGTTCGCCGCGTTGGAACAAGACGCGAAGAATTGGCAAGACTGGCGCGAGGATGCCAAGAAAGGCGGTTTGCGAATCGATAGTTATTGGCGCGAATGGTTCGACAAGATGCGCGCCGATGCCACTCGTTGGCGCACGAGTGGTCCGTTAGACGAATTATTTAAGTTCGTACAGGCGAACGCGGCAACATCGGGGCCGCTGTCGGGGCAACTCGGCGAGACGTACGCCGCTATTCTGTTGCGCTGCCTACCGTCGCTTCTGGCCGATGCGAACCGGTTCGCGTTGCTTCGCATGGTCTCGCTCGAACCGAACGAAGCGTTGCGCGACCTGATGCTAGATGCAATGGACCGCATCGTTGCCGCGAACGATGCTGAGAACAAGCCGTTGACGGTTGAGAATTTCAACGATACGTTCGATACGGCAATCGTCGAGTGCAATCGCATCAGGAGCGAGCATGCAAATCCTACCTAAGCCGCGCGCCCGTCAAATGACGAACGGGCAATGGGTTGTGACGCATCAGAACGTTGGTGCGGGTTGGATCACGTACGCCATGACGCTCGAAACGGCGCTTCGTCACTGGTTCCTGATAACCGCAACAAAATCGCCGCGCGTGCCGTACAAGCTGTGATATAGTTCGATCCGCAGTAACGTTATTAACCTTACGGAGTCAAACATGAAACACCGCATTCTGTCCGTTCTGTTCCTGTCCGCATTCATGTATCGCATGGCCGAAGACGCGCCGGCCGCGACGCCGCCGACCCATACCGACGTGTCCGTTCCCGTCGAACATGAATCGACCGTATCGCGACTGCTCGCGCTGCTCGAAAAGGGCGAACAGTGGATCGTCGACAACGTCGAAGCGGGCTTGAAGACGCTCGAAAACATGTTCGCGGACGCTACGCCGCAAGCGCCGGCCGAAGACGCCGACGAAGCGAAAGCCGCGTCGACCGAAGAAGCCGCGAACGCCGCGACGGAACAGCCCGAAGCGTAAAGCATCGGGTCTAGTTACGCCGCAAGCGTTCCCCCTGATGTGACGCCCCGCACTAACCATGCGGGGCGTTTTGTTTTGTGCTGGACAATGCGTTAGTAACGGTCTAGACTTTGCGCGTTGTAACAACTATTTGGAGCTAGGAGTATGTTTAATAAATGGCCGAACTCGATTCTTGCCGCAAGGATGTGCGCTCGACTTATCGACCTGAAAGCGCATCAATTGGATGGTTGCAGCGAAGATGCCCGACGAGTACAAAAGCTTGTGCGTCGTACCGGCAAGCCGCACTATACGTTCGTAGCTATAGTGCACCGTACCGGCAACTTTCCCGATGCGCCCGCACTTTGCATTCGGGTGTCGCCATGATCAAGATCAACGACACGACGTATGTCCACAAGGACAACATCGCAAAGGTCGAACTGTTCCCCGCGACGTTGCTTATCAAGGTGAAGCTGTTCGATGGCACGGTATGCGAGCGGTTCGTCAGTGAGGAACGAATCGAGTACTACGTCAGCGGGCAGGCGCATCGCGATACGCTTGAAAGACTGACACAGAGATACCCTGACATCGCGCGTACCATCGTCGAGCCGATTTATACGCGCGAACGGGCATTCGAGATCGAAGTTTGGGATTTCATGAAGGGCATCAAATGACGCCCGGAACTATCGTTCGTACGACCGTCGACGTTCCTATCATCTTGGGTTTCAGGTTGACGCTTACGGGCGTCGAGAAAGCTTACGGCGCGACCATTCCGGCCGGTTCGCGCGGAATGGTTATGCGAATCCTCGACGATGGCGCGTTCGTGACGGTTGCGCTGTCCGCATTCAACGGTGCAATATTCATGTTCGAAGTCACACAATTGGAGATTGACGAATGATCAATTACGATGAGTTTCGAGCATTGCGCGACGAAGCCCGCGACGAATTGCGGGAATACATCCGGTCGCGAACGCTCGATACGTCCCGTCGCGGCGAATCGGTTCGCATGGCGCATGCGATTTATCTGGATATGCACGGCCATATCGCTGTGCCCAAAATGAATCACAGAATGCGTGCCGCGACGTATCGTTTCATGTGGCAACAGGCGTACCGTCAACAGCGCAAACGTGACGCCGGCATGCGCAAGATGATCGACAATTTTAGCGTTCGGGTATTGCCCGATATCGTCAAATTTATTACAAGAGACCCTAAGAGTTATGACCTCACTTAACGCACTCATCCGGTTCCATAAGGAACGACTGGACCTCGCCAAGATTCGCGCCCAGGGGCTCGTGTTTTCCAGTAACCACAAGGCAGCGCGCGATGCGCAATTGGACCTTGATTTTCACAAAGGGGCGGTTGCGACGTTGGAACAGATCGAACGCGAGCGCTTGCAAAAATGACGACACGACTGGTTGAGAAAGTAATCATCAATGATCGTACGTACTTTCGCTTTTCGTACGACTCAGGACGGTTTTCCTACTACGTCCGACGCAGCAACGGCCGGCAAATGATGCTAGATGCCCGACATACCAAGATTATCGGACGTATCGATAAGGCGCTTGCCAAACCGTTAATAACGGTATAGACTGTCGTTACTCACTCACAAGGGGAATGACGATGGACAAGCAGACCGTAATCGAGTGCTGCAATCGCGTCGCTGACGTTCATGACTTGCCGTTCTATTCGGAACTGATCGACGCATTGCATAAAGCACAGAAAGCACTGATGTACTCGACGCCTGATGCCGTGCAGTATCCCGAACCGCGCGCCCGTCATGACGCTGCCTTGCGCGAAGTAAATAGCGTACTGGTTCGATTCAATCAGACGAAGTAAGCCCCGCCCATCGCGGCGGATACAATAGGGCCAATGCTAACAACATTGGCCCTTTTTCATGCCGTACCCTCACGAGCACGACTTCCGTAACCCCGACTACGTCCGCATCTTTCAGTGGCGCGCCGACAAGCTCAAGATGCTACGCGACGATCCGTCGCTTGTACCTATCTTCAAGACGCACTACCGCGACAACCCTATCGACCTGATCGAGGATTGGGGCGTTACGTACGATCCGCGTAACGTCGCGCGCAAATTGCCGACGATCATGCCGCTTATCCTGTTCCCCCGACAACGGGACTTTCTGGAATGGGTGCTCCGGTTGTGGAAAGCCGAAGAATTCGGCGTGTCGGACAAATCGCGCGATATGGGTCTCTCATGGATGCTCGTATCGCTGTTCTCATCGCTCGCGGTCACGCATGAGGGCTTCGCGGCCGGCTTCGGTTCGCGTAAAGAAACGCTCGTCGACAAGGCCGGTGACCCCGACTGTCTGTTCTACAAAATACGGATGTTCCTTGCGCATTTACCGCGCGAGTTTCGCGGTGGATGGACGGAGCGCAGCAAGGCATGTAGCACTCACATGCTGATTACGATACCGGAGACCGGCGCAATTATCCGGGGCGAAGCGGGCGACAATATCGGCCGTGGCGGGCGTTCGTCAATGTATGGCGTCGACGAGTCGGCGTTTCTTGAGCGACCGCACCTGATTGACGCGGCACTGTCACAGAACACTACCTGTCGCATTGACATATCGTCAGTCAACGGGCTCGACAACCCGTTCGCAGAGAAGCGCCATAGCTGGCCGTCGCATCGCGTATTCACGTTTAACTGGCGCGACGATCCGCGCAAGGATGACGCCTGGTACACAAAGCAGAAGACGAACCTTAACCCGCTGATCGTCGCGCAGGAAATTGACCTTGATTACAGCGCGTCCAAAGCCGGCGTCGTCATCCCGTCCGCATGGGTTCAATCGGCAATTGGCGCGGCGCGCAAACTTGGTCTGCAAATTACCGGTGAGAAGCGTTCAGCGCTCGACGTTGCTGACGAGGGTATCGACCTTAACGCCTGGGGCGGTCGGTACGGTATCGAGCTACGCCATTGCGAGGCATGGTCGGGACAGGGCAAGACTATCTTTTGGACGACCGAAGAAGCGTTTCTGCGTTGCGACATGCACGGCTACGATAACTGTAAATACGATTCGGACGGGCTAGGTGCGGGCGTGCGTGGCGATGCAGCCGAAATTAACAAGCGCCCCGCTCGCGCCAACGCACAACGCAGGTTCGAACCATTCCGGGGCAGCGGTTCGCCGGTCAACAAAGAAGATCTTGTATTCAAGGGCGACGATAAGGGCGTCGGGTCGCGAACGAACGAAGACTTTTTCTATAACCTCAAGGCGCAATCATGGTGGTCCCTGCGCGAGCGATTCGAACGCACGCATAGAGCGGTGGTCGACGGTGCCGTATTCGATCCTGACACGTTGATTAGCATCAGTGAAGACATTCCGGTCGACGTGCGAACGAAGCTCACGGCGGAACTGTCGCAACCGACGTACTACATCAACACGGCCGGCAAAATGCTTATCGACAAAACACCTGACGGCACGCGCTCGCCGAACCATGCCGACATGGTAATGATTTTGTACTCGCCTGAGGAACGCAAAAAACGCGGTCTGTTTGGTTAATAATGTTCTATACTACAAATGCAAACCGGGGGAGACCATGAACAAACATCCGCGAGCCGACGCCGCAATTGCCGATTACGACAACTTTGTGTTTTCGGGGGTGCGTTCGGAACAGTTTTCGCATACACTGGCAGCGCAAGCGGCGTTGGCATGCTCACATGCGGCATGTGATCCGACGCTTACCTTATCGGCTCGCGAAAGATATCGCGAATTTTCCCGGCAATTTGCCGCAATTCTGTAGGAGTGACCGCCATGCTCTAATCCAGTCTACGACCGCAGACAACGGGACGCCGCGCTAAACCTTGACCGGGGAGCGCGGCGTTTTTCATTTGACAGTCCGTTACTAACGCTCTAGACTTCGCGGACCATAACAATGTTGGAGTATCGATTATGAAAGCATGGGCATTGCGCGGCATCGTGCTCGTATGTTCCGTTCTATCCGCGCCGGCCGTAAATGACTGGCGCATGGTTCCTGCGTTTATTCTTTTCATGTTCGCTTGGGATTCTCTTAGACCATGACCCTTACCGATATCGCCCGCATGCTCAAGCTTGCGAAAGTGCCGCGCTCGATAGTGACTGAGCGCCTTTACCCCAACCCGTGGATTAGCATCGAAGTGCCGGCCGAACATGCACAGGTCATTCTTGGCGTCGTGCTGCGGATGTCGTTGCCCTCGCAACGCGTCACTGTTACGCCGCTCGATCCGTCGTACACATTGGGGCGTAACGAGCACAAGCTATTCAAGATCAAGGGCGAAGTACAGCCTATGGTCGACGACTCAGGCGCTCCGCCAAGTGAGAACCGCCGATGCAGAATGAAGACTGCACGCGCACGCAACGCGCAAGTTGTGATAGATTACGCATCGGTCGCACTGTAGCGCGACAGTCGGCGAATGCTCTCTTGATCGCTCTATGCGACGAGTGCGGGCCAATACCCCGGTAAGCGGCATAGTCAGTACCAGTAGCGAACAGCCCCGTATGAGACCACTAGACCCGCTTCGGCGGGTCTTTTCATTTTTACTTGCGTCAGCGTTAATAACGGTATATTCTCCATTTCGTCTTACAACCAAATGGAGTGCACGAAGTGAAAAAGTTTGCTATCGCTGCAATTTTTGCCGCATCCGCAATCAACGCTCATGCGGAATCGTGGTTTCAGTTCGAAGCGGGCGCAGGTATGTCGACCGCGATTCATGGGAGCGACGGTCTTTGGTACTGGCAAGGTGCGGAGCACAGCACGCCGTTAAATTCTCCAGCCGGTCGTATCGGCATTCAGGCAAACATTAGCGAACCGGATCATTTTGTGCCGGGTGTGAGAATGCACCTGACGTACAATTATTTCGGGCATTACTCATGGCACGCAAGCGCCGGATTTGATTCGGATGCCACAAAGAAATTCGGCTACAACTCGCGCACGCATTCCTGCTATAACAACGATTGCGGGCAATATCGTTGGTTTGATTCGACCGGCAACATGCAATTCGTCGCGTTGACGCTCGAACCGTACTGGAACATTGGCAACGGTTGGACCGTGGGCATCGAAGCGGGACCGGCGTTCTATATTTCGACGTGGAACGTAACCGCTACGGCGCAAACTGACGGCGTTTTTGGGCCGGCAGGTTCGCAAGAATTTTTCCATCGTAAGCCGTCGATTCAACTCGGCGCGCTCGCGGGCGTGTCGATCGGCAAAGGTCCGGTTAGTCTTCGCGTAAATTATCTTTACGCTCCGGTTAGTAACGCGCACGACGGTACATCGTCGGTCGCAGGCCCGAATCAGGTTGTGCCGTCAGGCATCAAAGGCGGCGTAATGGCGACGCTGAACTATACGTTCTAAAGCGGTAAAAATTGCTGTAGCGTAGTCGCAACAACCGGTAATAACGATTGCAATTGTGTTACTAATAGTTTAGAATTTTGTTACCACTTGTAAGGGGGTAATAGTGAAGACGTGGGAACCGGGGTG